TCGTGGGAAATAGCGCCTCGATCGCCCGTTGCGTGGTCACGTCCTTCTTTGCCAGTCGGCCCAACGGTCCCTGCAAGAGCGGGTCAAGAAACTGTTCGCGGCCCTTCTGCTGGATTAAGAGAGCCGCCTCGTAATTGTTGGGGCCGCCACCGTGAGCCAAGGCGTGGCTCTCTGATTTTGCTATGTTTATCTGCTTCAGTGCCGTGGCCGCCATTTCGTTGGACGCTTGAACTTCCTTGTTCTTGGCCGGATTGAATTTCGAACCGGCGTTTTCCGCAGCCTGATCGAAGTGTTTCTTCACCTGATTAAGGAACCCGACCGAATTGTCAGGAAGATGCGCCACTCGCCAACCGATCTGCGGATTGTTACGAACAGCGTCCCGAGCTTCTGTCCAACCCGGTATGGCCTTGACATGGCTCATTTCTGCCGGCGTCAGCAAGACGCTTTCAGCCTGTTTATAGTAGGGCTCAGATGCCTTATTGATCGCGGTTCGAACATCTCCGATCGAGCCTTGAGCCGCCTCACTGACTTGGGGGCCAATCTGGGATGGCGTGCGTGTACCGGGTGCAACCTGTCCGAACTCATTCAGTGCGGCTTGATCAAACTGCTGCGGCCGCTGCGAATAGAAATCCTGCATCCGGGTCCGCGATCCCTGCGCGCTCTCCAGAATGCGTTGGGTATCAGATAGGACAGGCTTTCCAGTCACCTGACTGAGCGCTTCCGGCCATGTCAGATCAATGCCTTTTTGCTTGGCAACGAGCATCAGATTTCGGGCGTCATCGATCGCGCCGGCCGGCAAGTTCGGAAGTTGCTTCCGAATGGCCTCCATAGTGCTCGCAGGACGGCTCAGGATTGCACCGGCGCCTCCAGCAGCTATTCCACCCGCAGCCCGCGCGTAAGGCTCCAGTGACGTTCCTGCGGTCGCCTGACCGGCCGTCTCTGAGGCGATGCCGGGAACGACTGCCTGAAGGGCAACCTTGCGAGCAAGTCCGCCCGGCCCAATCAGCGCCGATGGCAGGAACTCACCAATTGTCTCGGCATACTGGCCATATGTGGTTTGCGGCTTGTAGAAATCCCCGGTGACATTCTCCACATGCTTTTGCAGGCTTGCCTCGGTCGGAAAAATTGACTCGGTGGCGCGCGGGCCGGGATCAAGCCCGGTTTTCTCCGCAATATAGTCGGTCGCCGCCTGACTGCCCTTGGCCAGCAGATTAGAGACCTCGCCAGGGAAGCCAGCGATCCCAAGAGCTCCCTTGACTACGCCAATCCCACCTGATTTGGCGACATCACTCGCAATAGTGCCCGCGCTCGGAGCTTCCGGAAAGGCATCCCAAGAATCCTTGCCGCTAGTAGGAGGCTTATCTGGAAAATCGTCCCATGTCGTCTGCCGCTGAAGAGGCCCGAGATTTGGCCCCGTATATGGCTCAGCCATCAGGGCACATACCTGATTTTACCATTCGGATCGGTGAATGAATCCCCGCTCTTGAGCTTTCCGGCTGCGACCGCCGCATGAACTTCACTTGGAGACGAAAACTGTGGTTGTGCGCCGCGCGCATTAGCAGGTGCCTGTTTTTCCTTTCCGTCGATAATGCTCTGGAATCGCTGCACCTCGGCCGGCGTGAACAAAGGCTTGGCCTTGTCCATTTCGCGAAGCTTTTTGTCAAAGCCAACGTCCAGAACGCCATCCTTGTAATTCTGCGCCATGTCGGAGACCTCGACGGCGCGCTGCTGGATACGGATAGCGACGTTGGCTAAAAAACGGTTTGTCTGCGGCGTATTGTCAGGTGACATTGCGGCCGTAGTGGCCAGCTTCATTTCTGCCACCCGGATCGGTCCAAGGCCCTTGAGCGAGCCAAGGCCGTTCAAAACACTGTCCGCAATGACTTTCCCGACGATCTCCTGCGGCGCAGCCTTATTCGGATCACCACCGAGCGCAACCGCAACACGTTTCAGGGCTAGATTATAGTTGTTTCCGATGCCGGAATAGAAATCCGGGCTATCCATCTGCTTCAATGCAGCCTGAAGCTTCGGGATCTCCTGAATGGCCTTTGTGCCGGCTTCATCGATCGCCTGATATTTGGCGACATAGCCCTTGGCCGTCTCGACCGCGCCAGCCTGCGTTGCCGCCTGTTCGCCTTGAGCGGCCTGATATTCGGGAAGGGTCATGCCAGAGGCCGCAGCGTTCTTCATGTCCGGGGTGGGTTCTTTGCCGGCCAGGTAGCTCTTCAGGCGAGTTTGCGCGGCTGCCGCCGTGGCCTTGTCTGGGCTGGCCGCAAGGAGGGTCAGGCGCTTGAGGATTGGATCATCCTGCGGTGCGAGCGGAGGAGCCTGCGGCGGCTGCGGAGGAGCCATGGCAGGCTGCGCTTGCGCCATTTGGGGCTGCGCCGGCTGGCCTTGGTTATCCCCAGCCTGCGGTGGCTGCACCTGCCCGACACCCATCCGCTTGATCTGGGCAATAGCCGGCGCAAGCACATTGCGGATCTGGGGATCATTGACATCAATCGGTGCCGTAGGATCGACGCCAAGTTGGCGGGAAACTGCCGCGCTTGCCGCGCCGAGCTGGTCGTTCGGGATACCTTGGGCGGCCAGGATCTTCATGACCGTTGCTGGTCCCTGCTGCGCGGCCTGTGGTGCTCCTGCGGCTGGGCTACCCTGCGCCTGTACACCGCCACGGTTCAACGGCGGGGCGACAACCGCAGAGGCGCCACGGTTGGCAGAAGGAGGACTGACAATAGTCGATGCCTGTGGCTGGCCAGGATCGACGCTATCGAGCTTTGCGCGCTCGGTCGGGCCTACTGCGGCCCCGATCAGTGCATTACCTTCGTTAATGCCTCCCTTCTGGTAAAGCGTCTTGGCCATCGCGCCGAAGTCGGGAGAGCCATCCGAGAGGGTTGGAATGCCACCCTTGAAGGCATCGCGCAGATCGTTCTTTGCCTTCTGATCGCGTTCTGCATTGTAGGCATCTATAGGTCCAGAAAACAGACCTGAGAAATCAGCGCGTGAACTCGACCCCGCACCGCCCGCAATGATGTCGTCTATGCCGGCCATCAGGCGAACATCCCGAACAGTTGACCGGCCATCTTTCCTGCATCCTTGACCATGCCAAGTTCATTCTGGCCTATATTATAATTGTTCATCGTCGCCGCCGCAGTGCTCGCGCCCTGCCCCGTATAGTTGGTATTGGCAGCGTTGCCTTGACCAACATCGATATTAGCCAATGCTCCACCCTGTCCCATCGCGATTCCTGCCGCGCCACTGACCGCGTTCTGGTTTGCTCCGAGATACGGACTAAGGCCCGACAGGTAGTTGCTGTATTGCTGTCCAGCCAAGCCGGTTGCATACTTCATGCTGTCGGCGTCAGCATTGCCGGATGATAGATTCCCGGCCGCCGCATGTGTGCGATCGAGAGCTTGCAAGCCCTGCCCCAGCGTAAAACCATAGGCGCCATACTGTCCGCTGTTCTTGAAATTGTCGGTTGCCCGCTGAAGGCCAGCCGCGCCGTTCGCGCCGCTCGCATCGCCATAGGCAGCTGATCCAGCCCCCGTAGACTGAATGAGCGGCTGATAATAGCCGGTCGCCGTATTGGCACCTGTATTGATCGCGCTGCGAGCCGCGTCGTATTGCGTGCCGAGTGCGTCATAGCCCTGCTGTAGCCCAGCGTTGCGCTGCCGAGCGGCTTCCTCGGCCGTATCGTTGCTGAAGAGATCAAAAAGCCCGATGGGAGCCTCCTATTAAACCGGCGTCCACAGCCCTGTGGCTGTCTTGAATGTCAGAACTTGGTTGTTTGTCGGTGCAGTCGTCGAGACATCAGGCAACTGAGCCAGCTTGTGGTGCTGGGAAAAATAATCATACCAGATTTGCGACATCATGCCTGTCGGTTGTCCTGTCTGCGGATTGGTCGCCAGTAAAGGCGCATCAACCGGAGGAAATGGCTTGCTCATCGATTTTTCTCATCAAAAACAATACGGCCATTTGGTGCCGCAAGTTGACTATCGTTTATCCACTGCGGCGCATTTGAAGCGGCATACTTGCTTTCATTCGAGAACGAGGTGTGCGCAGGAGTCTTCCAGTAGTCAGAAAAATGCAACTGCACATCGTTTTGATTGACCCCAGATACCGCACGAGGATTTTGCTGCTGCAGTCCTTGCCAATACCCGCGCATGTCATAGTCCTGACCGGCTACATTCGGATTGAATGGTACGTTTTTGTCCTGCAACCATTGCCTGAACTGGAATTCATCCATCTGGGGCAATTGCGTATTGTAGTTCGTCTGCCCCGGATTTGCAGCATACTGCTGGTTGCTTGCTAAAATCTGCTGAGGACTCATCAGATTTTGAAAGCTGAAGTCGGCCATTAGCGCGTCAGTCTCGTATCCTGATTTCCACCGAGGAAACCTGCATAGATCGGATCGCTGATCTTCATTCTCCAGCGCCTTCCGTGCGTGCTTGTCATACCAGTGCGCACCATGGCAATCCGCGAGTCCGTCGCCTGTCGACCAAGCTCACGTACAAACTCGTTGCTATAAGTGATCCCACCATCATTCGACCAGGAGATACCAACCTTCGGATTCGTCGCGATCGGGTCAACTCCGGTTGCAATCCCAACTCCCGTGATGAAGTTGAAATCGGCCTTTCCGACCTTGGTCCGCGACGGAAAGCCAATGACAGGTCCGCTATCCATTTGCATGATCAATGGATTACCAAACTCATCGAGCGCCGTTTGATCGACCTTCAGCAACCGTCCGCCTTGCGTATCCCCGACGATCCATTGCCCGAATGCATTATGTCCCGACACCGCGCGCCAACGGGTCTGCAGGTAGCTTGCGCGCTCGTTCCACTTTTGAGAGCCGAGATCAAATTCCCAAGTGAATGTCGGACATGAAATCACCCATTTCGGATGACCCTGCGAGATATAGACAGACGCCTCAAGCGTCGTCTTGTTCGGTACCAATGCTATTAGCCGGTCGAGATCAGGAGGCGAGATCTTCAGCGGGTTCGGCGTGCCGTTGGCCTGAACCACCGAGAAGTCGTCCGCAACCCAGATCAAAGCGCTTCCGAAGCCGTTCTCTTGTCCAGCGATTGCATAGGGGCTGATCAGACCGCGCTGTATCACATAGGACCGCGTGAATGGGAAGCCTACCGGATTAGCAGTATCCACATAGACCGCACCAAAGTTCGGCCCGAAGACATAATACTGTCCGTTAAACGGAAGACCTCGGATCAACCCACCCGGCTTTGCCTGCTCTTTCGTCTTGTCTGTCGTGGCTATCGTAACATCATTCAGGCCGGACGCCTGGATGGTTCCGTCGCCATAGGTGAATATGAAGTAGCCATCTAGAAATCCGACACTGTTCGGAGATCCGATATCAGGATCAGCGAACGAAATGACAGATCCGACCAGAACAGAGAAGGCGCCGGTTTGCGGAGCAACACATACAACGTCGGGAGAACCAACCTTGTTATTGCGCGCGAAGAAGACTTTTTCCGTTCCTGTCAGAGAGCCTGTGAGCAGCGTTTCGACACCAAGCGAGGTAAATGCCGATACCTTGCCGGACCATGCGGCATAGAACGTGCTATCGACCAGAATTGCTCCGCGAAATCCGGTCTGAGCTGATGCCGCGAACAGGGAAAGGCCTGGGCATTTCCGCCATACAACACGCGGAGGTGCAAGTTTCTTGGTGGCCTCAACATCCTGTCCTAGCGGTTCAGCATAGCAGTTGATCAACCGTCCCGCGCTCTCTTGGACATTCGCGCCGGGCGAACTTGAAAGCGGCCAAGGAATCGGAGGTGCCACCATTAGAAAAATTCAACAATCTGCGGACTGAAGCCCGGCGTTTGCCGAACGATAATGCGCAATCGATTGCGCAAGGCTTGCGCTTTGGCCTCATCCGAAACACCTGCAAATTCATCTGCCGCAGCGTTAGCGACAAGCTTGCAAAACGTAATGAACAACGCATCGTCGAGCGCGTCAGGATCGTCAATGTAGATCGTTCCGTCAGCATTCAGTTCGGCTACGACGCTATCGATATATCCATCAAGATCCGTCGCGTCCTCTGCGGATACGTTCACGCCGACATCACCACCAGTGAGGATGGCAAACGCCTTGAACTGGATCTCTTGACGGGTTTTTGTCATGTCACCTCACGAGAGAAAAGGGCGGGAAGATGACCCCGCCCCCTTGAGTTTGGGAGGATCAGGTGAGCGCGTTCTGTGCTAGCTGGGGCTCGGGCGGCTTGGCAGACGCGGCCTGCGGCTTATCTGCCGGCTTGTCCGCGTCCTTCGTCATCGCTTCCGCGTCGGCCTTGGCTTCCTTGGCCTTGGCCGCGGCAACCTTGGCGTCTTCCTCGGCCTTGGCCGCAGCCTCTTTCGCCGCAGCGATATCGGCATTGGATGGTCGGCCGCGCTTTTTCGCGACGGTCGGTGCCACGCCGTCTTCCTTCTCGACCGTCACGTCGAAATGCGGATTGCCGGGAAGCTTGGCAATCAGATGCGCGTGGTCGTATGAGTTGAGGTCCACCGACTTGCCGTCGAAGAACGTCACGCCGCCCATCTCCGTGACTTTGCTGTCACCGGGAGGAGCGCGGTAGGTTGCTGTAGCTTTCTGCATGTTTGTCTCCTGATTGTTCGGCTCTTACTGAGCCATGAAGCCTTGAAGATAGAGCGCGATCGTACCGGCCGCAGTGCCCTGTACCGTGATGGTCACTAGAATCTCTGTATCCACGGTATTGAGGAACAGAAGGCCAGTCGCCGCGAGAGTGGTCGTTGTCGTCGCTGCCTGACCCATAGTGCTGGCACTTAGATAGCGCACGCCACTTGCGGCATCACCAACCGAGATCGTCATGTTCGCGCCCGAGTCCATGTCGGTCGGAACTGCGATAATGCCGGTGACAGTGAAGCCAGCTGGCACCTTGAAAGCGCCAATGGTGTTGCCAGTCGTGTTATCCGTCGCCGTGACCGTGACGACGCGACCGATAGTCTTGCTCGTGCCGGCAAACCCCATCGGGCCGACCTGCGGCTGAATCCAGTCCTTACGATAAGTCATATTTTCTCTCCTGTTGATTGAATGCCCGAGCCGAAGTCATTCCGGCTCGGGTCGCTTATCGATTAGGCGTTCGCCACACCCGAGACGAAGCCGGTGACCATGCCCCAATCCACCAGCGTATTGCTGGAGTCGTTGATCGATGCCTTGGCGACCTTGCCGACGCCGTACTGGGCTTCGATACCCATGCCGGTGATGAAGTCGTAATCCCCATCTTCCAGCGTGGTAGGACGCGGCATCTGGCCCATCGCATAAGCCAATGCGCCCTGACCGCACAGGAACACGGGCTCGACCGCGATACCCGCAGCGCCGATGCCAGCCAGAAGCAAGCGCTGGGTGATCTCCGGGATTTCCAGATAGATCACGCCGTCGAAGATCAGACCTCCACCCGTGAAGATCGGATTGACCTTGGTCGGATCGGCACCCTCACGTTCCCGAGCATCGCGATTGGCCTGGAACATGACCGGATCGGCTTTCAGATCGCGCATGGCCCGCGAACCGAGGAAGCAGATGTACCATTCCTGATCCGTGCTCTTCATCTGGAAGGGGGTAATCTTCGGCAGGCCGTTGTAGACGCCAGGGTTGGAAGCGCTGACGCCAGTCTGCTGGGCGACGTTCTTCATGAGCGAGCCGACCGCAGCCGTCATCTTGTCGTTGGTCGAGTCGACGTTGCCGGCACCGGTCAAGAAAGTCGGGCTGTAGTTCGCGATGACAGAGCCGAACACGATTCGGTCGGCATTCGCCGCCGTCCATGCGTTCTTCTGCGCGGTGGAAGCCGCCGACCAGCGAACGCCATTGACCCGATTGCCGCCGTTGGTAGCCGTGAGGCGACCAGACTGCACCGCAGCAGTCGGGATCGATAGCAGTGCATCAATGATGTCGTCACGAACTATGCGCCGAGCCCAGCCCGAAAGAAGGGAGCGTGCCGTCGATCGCACCGAGAACGAGGATTCCTTGTTCACGGCCCGATTGTTGGCGACAGCGTTACGAGCCCAGTCCGCCCAGATCGGGAAGCCGTAGCTATCAAGCTGCTCCTCATTGCCTCGCAGCAGGCCGGCGCCGACGCCAGAGCCAGTGAGCTGCGTGACCAGCGGGACGTTGATTTCCTTGCCGTCTGCGGCAAGATCGTTCATGCGAACGATGACCGAGGTAGAATCCGGCCCCATGAAGGGATCGAACCGGGATTTGCGGAGGAAGTCGGTTGCCGCCGTCCTGCGGAATTTGATGATTTCATTATTGACGTGATTTGCAGTGAGGGCCATTGGCCTTAGTCCTTTCTATGGCCGCCCACCGCCCAATAAAAAACCCGCCACAAGGGCGGGTCGGTCATCAGGATGTCGAGAGGATCAGCCGGTTGTTTGAGCGAAAAGGTCGTGGTCGGAAACATCTCCGTCTTCCGAACGGAGCAGTGAGTTCGAGCGGCTTGCGCCGTTCAGCGAAGGAGGTAGTTCAACTCGGGGACGCCCGTTCTGATTTTGAGGACTTGCAGTCTGCCGTGCCGCAGCAACAGCCTTGGCGAGGAAGTCAGGATCTTTCAGAGCTTCATCGCGAAGACGCTGCTTATAGGCCGCCAGATCGCCGCCGATTTCAGCCTGGGTCTTGCGCTCACGGTGCCACTCGATCAGGGTTTCGCCGGGGTCACGGGACTGCTGCATGCGAGCCTTGAGCGCAGGATCGACAGCCTTTTGTGCAGCCGCGTAAGCCTCTTCGAACTCCGTTTTGTAGGTCTTGTGAGCGTTGGCCAAGCTGGCCTCGCGCCGGTCGTTCAGGAGTCGTTCCTCGAACTTGGTTTCGAGGTACTTCTCATATCCTTCCGGGTCGAGTAGTGGATCAGGCTTGGCCGCTTCCACCTTGGGAACGGGCTTCTCCTGAACCGTTGGCTGACGCTGCCAGTTCAGCCTTTCGGCTTCCAGAGCAGCAACCTTTTCGGCAAGCGCGCGTTTTTCGTCGTTGATCTCCCTGACCCGCCAGGACGGAACCTGTGGCGCGTTGTCATCGACAACTGGCTTTTCGGCCTCTGGCTTTTCAGGTTCCTCGGCCTTGGCAAACCGGCCCGCTTCATCACGGACTGGCTCTGCTTCAGGCTCAGGGACTTCGGTAACGTCTGCAACCGGCGTTTCCGCAGGCTCATCAGATACCGCGTCATTGAACAACGACTGGTCGTCTAGCTCCTCATTCTCGGGCATGGTTCGTCCTCTTCGCCGTCTCGTGGCGCTACGTGTTGCCCGATATCGCTCGGGCGTGCGGGTGCGGCTATATCGTCAGTCGCCAACGATTGGTTTTCATCCCGCGATAGGATGTCACTGACATGCGCGCGGGCTGCGCGGCTATGTCGGATCACTGTCTGAAGCCCCACGAATTGACATTGACAGCGGTGGCCGTGCCATCCGCTGTCGTCGTCACCGTGATATTTGTGTTCACCGCACTTGCTGGAATGCATGGGTTGAAAATCTGACTTGCGACCGTGCCACCAGCTGCCGACGCGGAGCCCTGATAGACTTGCGACGACCCCAAGAGACCAGCCACCGTAATCGGTCCTACGGCCGCCGTGCCGCCGATGGCCTGCACGTTGAACCCACAGAGATAGGCTGTCTGGGTGGCAGATGACGTGAGCGTTCCGACAACCGCGCCTGTCGTGCCAGCACCATTTCCCGCCAATGGCGTGACACCGGCACCATAGGGAGGACTGGAAACCACCATCGTAGCATCATTGATAGTGGGCGGCTGGCCAGGGCTCTTGATCGTCGGCGGCGATGTCGTCGCAAGTGCAAGAGCAGACAAATTCATCACAGCGGAAGCCGCTGGAGGCGTTGAGCCCGCGATGGATAGAGCCGAGAGCGGAAGAACCTGCTGAGCCGGATTAATACCGAGCACCGGAGGCAGTGTGACGACTTGCGCTGCGCCGCAGATGAATGAAACCAGACTGGCCCGGTATCTGACTGCAAAGATCGCGGGGAACCCAGCCTGCGGAAGGCAGTTTGCCGTCACGTTGGTTGATGATATCGCAGTGCCACCTGTCCAGATTTCAGCGAATAAAGCACCCGTGCCGTCAAGCCGGAACAGATATCCGTCCGTAGCCGGAATAGCCGTCGTCGGAGTAGCCGGAACCGTGAACACGCCGAACACGCGGGTTGAGTTGGCCTGAGCCGTAACCGTGAATGAGGCCAGCACGCCGAATATCTGACCACCTACCCCGACCGGGGCAAAGGTCTGTTGTGTCGAAACGCCGCCCCATGCACTCGCAGTGGTCGACGAGTTGATGACCAACTGTCCACTGGCGGTCGCTGCGGTGCCTGTCGAGTTCTTTGCCGTCCAGTTGACCGTCGTATCAAGCGCGGCTGAAAAACTATCAGCGAATTGTGGATAAGCTGTTTCCGTCCCGACCGAGCCATCAAGGCTGCTCTGAACCGGAGAACTGCCAGGCCCAACCAACGCATGGCATTGCAGCCCGTTGATGTCCTGGGTCAACGGCTGCGTGCCGCCAGCGGCATAGCCGGCCTGACCGCAGGTGGTCACAACCTTGGCCGTCTGCCCGCTCGCCTCGGAAGCCAGGAGAACGAACGAGACCGCAAGCAATATCTGAGCATATTTCATGAAATGCCCTTTCAATCCATCAGAAGAAGCAACGCTTCTTCATCATCGGAAAACGGCTCTGTGGCTTTCGCCATGATTGCATTGACAGCACGTGTGCGCTTGATCGGAGGGTCATAGAATGCCACCGAGAGCGGCCCGTGATATGTGATTGGAGGTCTTGGCCTCAGATCTTCAAGCTTCGGTCTTGCCTTGGCGGCCGCTTCGAGCAGCGCCTCAAGCTCTTCGAGTTCATCTTCCTCTGTCCGCTTCTTCTTTTTGAGCGGTCGCCAGCCCGAGAATTTGCCACCAGCGTAATTTCGGCCATAGAGCGCTGTCGATCCCGTAGCGATCGAAGTATCGCTATCTTCCGTCACCGCAAAATCAGCGGTGATACCGCCAGAACTTAACGTACCATCCGAATTGATCAGATCGGCCGTCGAGACGATTGCGGCATCCGCCTTGATCGGAAGCACGCCAGCCGAGGCCAGGATACTATCAGCATCAAGCAGCGCCGCTGCACCCTTGATGGGGAGAGTGCCAGCGGCGGCTTCTGTATCACCCCCTTCCGTGATGGAAAGGTTAGCTGCAAGCGCCAGGGTAGCGGCGCTCGAGATGGTATCACCTGCCTCAGTAACAGACAGGCTTGCAGCAATCGCAACCGTTGCCGAGCCCGAAACCGTATCGCCTGCCTCGGTCGCGGACATCGCGGCCGCAATCGCGAGCGCCGCAGTGCTTGAGATCGTATCATTGGCCTCAACAGCCGAGAAATC